TTAACATAATAAACAGTTCCAACTACTATACCTGATGCGCCAACTGTACCACTAAACACAACTGGCATTCCAACTGCAAAGTTAGTTGAACTTGTAACTGTAATATTACCATTAGCAGCAGTTGCTGACACAGATGTGCTGTAGGTAACGTTAGTATATGCAACTGCCTCTTGCGCTAAAAATTCTTTATTTGCCTCTAGTATTTCAACTGCATCATAATTTGCCTGAGCTGTAGTTGGTGCTACTGTACCAGTTAATGTAGGTGCAGAACCACTACTATTAATATAAAAATTGATATAATCTTTATAATTTGTAAATAACGTAGTAAGTGTACTTGCCGAAATTGAACTCGATGGGCGAGTAGTTACTTGTGTTGCTGTATTTCCTGATGACACCGTTACTGCGCTATTTGTTAATACCGTTGCAATAATAGCACTCAATCTAGTCACTGCTGCTAAACTATAAGTTGTATCAGTAGTTGGAATAGATGTACTTCTTGGTCGGATGTTAGAAGAACGTAATTCGTCACCTACAATTGCAGTGTTAGCTGGAATAATTATAGGTAATGTTTCATAATAAATTCCAGTCTTAACAAAAATTGTATAATTGGTATTTACTACCGACGGGATATTAGTATTAACACCTGCAGTTAATGCATCAGTTATAATTTTTACTAAATTAGTTACTAATGTAGTAGCAGTTGATTCTAATGTTCTAGTAGAATCACTAATACGGTTAATTGCTGAATAGGTAGTACCGGGTGCGGTATTTGCAATGACTGCATTAATGACAGTAACCATACGATTAAACGTAGCAACGTCTTGTGTTCTTGAAGAATTTGCATAATAGGTTTGTGCAAATGCAACAGATCGAGCATTACCGCCGTGTGATAAGTCATAAACTAATGCGTCTACTGCATATCCAATATAGCTTTGGTAACTTGCTTTACTTGTAGGGTATGTAAAACTAACATAAGGTGCAATTGAACCAGTAACTTGCGCATCGATCCACCCAGTTACCTCCTGTTGAATATAACTTCTATTTCTTGCAAGTAAATACGATCCATTTGGAATTAAAGAACCTCGTTCGACTTGTTCGGTTGCATAACGTACAGTTAACCATGGGCGATCTAAAGTAACCCCATAATCAGGTGCTGGATTATTAGTACCTGCAGGGCTTACATAATAAACTTGATCAATAACACCAACATAACCCCATGATGGCACTAAGGCCGATGAAACTTTTAATACTTGGCCAGCTACACCGATTCCTAATCTTGCCGGACCAGACTGGCTCATATACGGAATATCACCAGTAGTTGTTAATACAGATGTTGACGATCCTGCTGATAATACATTCCAGTATGTACCTGATGCATCGTTATCTGGTCTATTAATAGTAGCACTAGTATGTGCAAGAATACAGATGTACGAATTTGCACCAACTGTAATTGAATCGCCTGCAACATATCCAGTTGCAGTTGCCCAAGTTGCAGCATAACCAGTGGATGTAATAGTAGCAATTGCACTACCTGAAATAGTAGCAACGGTAATTAAAATATCATTAAATGGACTTAATCCGCCTACTGCAGTTCCTAAGATTTTAATAGTGTTAGTTGCAGCATAACCGGTACCGGTTGCATTTACGGTAACTGTGTACGATGTACCAGAAGTTGAGACGTTAAATGTTGCAGATGAACCTGTCCCACTAACATTAGTTCCCGCAACTGCTGTATATGATTTATTAACGTTTGCCCATTTAATACCAGAATTTAATCGTGACCAATATGTTGCATTCGGTGGTGTGTTTGAACCGCTTGATGTATGGTCTAAAATCGCAACATACGTATAACCGCCAAGTCTTATAACATTACCAACTTGATATGATTGTGCAGATGCCCAATCACCGATTAAGTTAAAACCAGTAGTAAATAATCCCCAGTGTGTAGTGCTTGTAGACGGAGTGGCGTTGCTGTTTATTGTTTTGCTGATATATGAGTAACCGCCATACCCAACAATGTCGCCTGGTTGGTATGTAGTAGCACTTGACCATGTATTTTCGTAAGTTAATCCTTCGATAAATCTTGACCAATTTGCCTCAACAAATGACGCACTCGATGTATGGTATGTTATACAAATCCAAACATCTGCACCAAAATTTACTAAATCATTGGCTTTATATCTTACTGAACTGCCGCTCCATTGTCCTAAATAATCAAAACCTTTATGATAAACGTCCCAATAACCAATGTTAGTTTCTAACCCTAATGTTGCAGTTGCAGCTGAAACATGATTAGTATTACAAACATATATAATACCGCCATATTTTACTACTTCGTTTACTCTATATTTTGTTGAAGTAGTCCAAGTTGACTGCCATTTAAAACCTGTAGCATACACATCCCAGTTAGCAGCATTAGCATCTAACCCTAATGCAGTAGTTGCTGCAGATGTGTGTGTTGTAGTACAAATATATAATTTACCTCCATACTTTACTACATCGTTTAATCTATAATATGTGTTAATTGCCCAATCTGACATCCATGCAGTACCGTCAGATACTTGATTCCATCTAGTTGGTACATTACTAAGATCTGTTGTAAAATCTGCAGAACTAGTATGCCCAACGACACACACATATGTTTTACCGCCATTTCTAATGATATCGTCTTTTAAATACGCGGTCGAAGATGCCCACGCACCTTTCCATATAAAACGTATTCTACCTAATTTAAATTCAGCCATCTAGCTACTCCGAAATCTGTGTTGTTTTTATATTTATCCATTGTCATACTTACTGCCAGCTTTGTTTAAAATAATTCATTGCTAGTAATGTTCCATCAATGCCTTTTTTAAAATTCATTTTGTTGTTAATCTTAACTCTACCTGAAATTGAAGAATTAATTTTATATGGTCCAATTTGAACAGTACCTGCAGTTAAAATAGAAGTTTGTGCATTTGAGCCGCCTGCACTGATAGCTCTAGCAATATAACTCTTAATTGCGCGTTCTGTCGGAACTATACTATCGCTATTTGCCACAAAGTATGAATCTGTTGAAAATTGCGTAATTGCTACTTGATTTATTCCAACTTGAACTCCGCCTAATGATAATGATGTTATTCCATTTAAGTTAAATAAATCAGCTGACACAGTAACAATACCAGTTGCTTGTTGTACCCCAAATAACCCGCCGACATTAAAATTACCATCTTGGTCAGTTGAGGTTACAAATACTCTACCTAAATTGTTTTCTTGTACTTGCTTAAACGATGCTGCAGTTGTAATATCAACATTAGGATAATCAGTAGTTGTTCTATTACCAGTACCGATTAACAAGTAATCATGGCCAGTTAACCTAACTTGACTGTATTTTTGTCTAATAGATACTGATGTTCCGTGTACTGGCGTTAATACTCGATCAATTGTTGGACTAATTTGAATAGTGTATGATGAAAATATACTTGTCGGTGGGGTAAAATTTTTAGTATATCTTGCGATGTTTGATATTCTCAAGTTATCCATGTAGCCAACAAATTTTAAACTTGTATCACCAATAGAATCAATTTTTAATATAGTATCCGATGTTGCACCCACACTTCCATATTCAACACCATTTACAAATACACGAATTGTATTACCGGATTTAACAACTGCATAATGTGCCCATTGGTTAATAGTATCAGGTATGGTAAAATTCGCTGAAACATTACTAAATTGAACACGCCAAGTTGTGCTATTTCCATACCATCCAATAGATTCCCCGCCTGCTAGTGCTGTAACTATAGTATAAACATGGATCACAGGAACAGTTCTTTTCAACCATACTTCCCAAGTAAAATCTTCAGAAACTGTAATTTGAGGAAGTGCAAAACCACCACCGATTGGAGGAAAATATAAAGAACCAGTACCGGTGTATTTTTCCAAAGTACTAACTGTTATTCGATCAACAATGTTAGATAATGCAACGTTAGATAGTGAATGATCTAGTAAATCGTCACCGGTTAAGAATAGAACAACATTATTAAAATACGGATCAGCTGAGGTTGCAGATACATTAACAACTTTATAGTCAGTTGGGTCGTTTGCAATTACTAAACTCGAACCTAAACTAGGTTGATATGTTAGGTTACTAACAGTTAAGTATTTTGATGTTTGATTAACATCGGCATATCCGTTTCCTCCTATAATTTTACAAGTAGTAGTTGATGTTTGATAGTTAGTACCGCGTGATATAAATGTGGGGTTTCCTAATACACCATTTCCTGTACGACAAGTTAAGATTGCAGCAGTTGTTGCATTTGGATCTGTAATAGTTACTACTGCAGAACCTGCAGTAAACCCTTGCATATAAACTGAGTTAACGGTCTGTGATATATTTACCGTAAAACTATTTCCGGTTATTCCGGTTAATTGCACAGTTTGGTTAATATTAACGGTATATCTTACACCAGAAATAATAGTTGATGATTGAGCTACTGATGTACTTACAGTCCATGTGCTATTAGTACCAGCTCCGCTAATATTTGAAACAATGTATGTTCCTGTAGGTATCGATCCACCGGTAAGTGTCATACCGGCATATATAACTCCGGATGTCATTGCTGATACGGTTAGCGTTGTGCCGGATATAGACCCAGTGAATATAGCAGAATCTAATCCAGTTACTGTTGTACCAGATGAAATACTTAATCCGGTTAACACTAGTCCGGTTGTAATCACACCACTAGTAATATCAGTAATAGTTAAACTAAAATTAGAAATAAATCCAGTAAATGTTGTACTATTCTGTGCAGTTATTGATGTATTTGCTAAAATATTCCCAAGACCGCCGCCCAGCAGCATTCCAACTGTTGGCAATATTACCGAACTAACAGCAGTTACAGATAACGTAGTTCCGGTAATACTTCCTGTAAATTGCGATATTGACGGAACCGTTAAATATCCGCTGCCTGGATTCCATATTTTAATACCGCCGATTTTTCCTGACGCAGCAATTACTCTACCTAATGCTCGGGTTCCTAACGTAATTGCTTGGGTATTCCCAGTTGTATCAATTGCAACTGCAGTTGGAACAGACGAGATTGAACCAATTGCTACACTGTTCCAGAGATTGATCGGCAAAGTTTGTAATACCCACATAACACCGTCATTAGTGGTTGCAGAATTAACTGAATTAGATACCGCAAAGAATACACCTTGGTTGTAGGTTATTTTTGTCCATGTGGAACTGATTGGTAATGTAGATAACACCCATGTAATACCGTCTAATGAATATACTGCATTTGTTCCACTATTTGCAATTGCTATAAATCTACCGTTGCCGTATGTTACACTTGCCCATGTTGCGGTCGTTGGCAATATTACAGTTGTCCAGGCGAGTTGGTTGGTCGAATATGCAAGTTGGTTAGTATTACCTGATAAGAATGATACATAAGTATTTCCACCGTATGCAATAGGACCACCCGTTATACTAGGGCAACCTAATGCTGTCCACGATGTACCGTTTGACGAAGAAAGTAATTCGGTTGTTGCTGATGCGGCGGGGTATCCGAATGTAGGAATATATCCAGATGCGTATGAACCTATTTCAAGTTGGGCTCCCCAAAAATACATTCCGGATACCCCGTTTCCGGCAAAACCAAGGTTGTAACCATTTGACAACCATAATTCCATGTTTACGGTGTCAGTATTTACGGTATATGTCAAGGAGCATCGGTACCATCCGTTGTCTAGCGGGATAATAGAATATGACACCGCTGTGCTACCAGGATTTGATTGCATCACTGCGGTTAACGATATTAAATCGTAATCAGCTACCACTCCTGCCATGTTTATTCTAATACCTTTTCTTGCATAGTCGTCATTTTTAACAAAAATAGATGCTGTATATGGTACATTAGCAGTTACAGAATAACTAGCCGATGTTACAATGTGAGATGTAGCTACTGCATTAGCAACAATTTTATCAGCTGTCATATTTCCGTCAGGCGCAATGGTTGCATTTGAAATAACAGATGCTTGAGATAATGTCCATCGACTCGCATTTGAAAAATCTTCAGATCTTCCTAATAGATTAGTTCGGTTGGCATTAAAGCTTACGTATGCGACTTTAGTACCGGCAGCAATAATTTCTGAATTTGAATTCGAAGACATTAGTGTACCGCTTGTCCATGCTATACCGTCTGTCGAATAACCATATACACTTCCAGACGCATTTATAGCGACAAATGTGTTAGATGCCGCAGCAAATGCAACGGTTGGTGAATTAAATCCAACTGTACCAGTTCCAGAAGTCCATGATGATCCAGTTGTTGAGTATGCAATAACTCCGGTACCGGTACCGCCAACTGATACAAACTTTCCGTTGCCGTAAGCAATTGCGGATGTATTTGCGGCCGAACTAACTGAAGTTAGTGTAATTAACGGAGTTGAAAAAGTAACACGAGGTTCAATACTGTAAACTGTAGTAGAATCTAATACAGATGCAATAAGTGTTCCGGGTATTACATGATCCCATCCAGCAACGCTAGTACTTTCTTTATAAATAGTTGCAACTTTACTAACTGCATCATATGATTGAATATATCCATACTGCCCTACCCCAGTACCGCTGTTTATAATAATACGCATTCCAACATAGTTAGCAGATGTTCTTTGGTCATTAGACGCAATAGTAATAGTAGTTGCTGAACCACTTTGTGCTTGATTACCGCCGGTAATATATCCACTACCACCTGCACTATATGTAGAACCAACCACAAATGCTTCGAATATTGCGTTATCTCTAAATTCATCAAACACAACTGATGCACCAGTACCAGCTCCGGTAAATAATGCAGATGGTGCTGACTGCATTGTATATTCTTGTCCAGCATTTAAATATTCTAACACTAAAATTTTATCTTGTGCTTGTCCTGCAAAGGATGATGCAACTTGAGCATATTGAGTTCTATTGTTAACTGCACCGACTAATGGGCTTTCAGTTAGATCATATCCTTCAGCTACTGTACCATACGTGCCATATGAGCTATTACCGTTAGTAGCACGAATTTTACCACCATTTTCTGCTAGATAACCAATGTGACCATAATACGAAAATACAGATACTAATTCAGTTAATGCACCTGTACCAGTACACCAAACACCGATACCATCACTTAAGATTTGTGTAAAATCATTTGCTACAACTGATCGATTACCACCATTGTGTAATGTACTATCAACTTTTAATCCGACACAACCGGTACCAAAAGTAGATACATTTTGCACATACGGTGACTTAGTTGTAATCCATGTTGACGAATCTGCAGGGCCTGTACCTGGATCTAAACTAACATACGCACCAGCAGTCGGACGACTAGTGCCATATTCATTAGCAGCACCTAATGTACCCACTAATCCAGATAAAGTCATATTTCTAATACCAGACCCATTCCTAACATAGAACATATTTGACGTTGTATAACCACTTGCAGGTTGCACTACTGTGCTTCTAATTTCGTCTCCAACTAATTCTAACCCAGCTACAACAGTAATCGGTAAAATTTCACTGTATGTACCAGTTTTAATAAACAAAGTTGCACTAGGAACATTTAAACTTGCAATGTAATCACAAGCATATTTTATTGTTTTAAATGGTTGTTCTAATGATATTCCAAATGTAGTAGAATCAGTTCCAGTTGGTGCAACATAAAACACATTAGATATTACTCCAAATTTTTCCCAATATGGTACTGTGCTTGCTTTATAAGTATTAGCAAGTGTTCCTACTGGTATTGCAATATTTGCACTTTGATAAGAAATCGTATCGCCAGTTGCAGTCATCGGTTCGTTAATTGCACCTGCAACTAATCGATTCCAATAAGTACCGGAAGTATCGGCAATTGGGTTATTATTAGAAGCTGAAACATGTTTTAAAATACACCTGTATGTTGATGTATTAAATGACACCAAGTCGCCAATTACATATGTGTTTCCAGAAAGCCATATTCCGTTCCATTCATTACCAGATACTACTAAAGTCCAAAATCCAGTGTTAGTAGTTTCTGTATTTAGATTATCTAAAATACAAACATAAAGCTGTCCATTACGTCTTACAACATCACCGACGTAATATTGAGTAGTTGACGACCAGCTACCTTTAATTTTAAACCCGGTGGTCAATAATGTCCAGTCACTTGTACTTACACTCGGAACCGCATCAGTATTATGAGTTTTACTAATATAATTGTAGCCGCCGTAACCAACAATATCACCAGGAGCATATACCCCAATGGGTGGTACAATTTCTACCATTGTTGTTGTTAAGATCCATGGTATATCTCCAATGTCTAAAGTAAGTGTACCGCTCATTGTAAATCTGTAAATAATGCCATTGTATTGTACAAGATCATTTTTTATATAAGGCACACCCGGTAACAACGCACTAATGGTATAGGTATATGATGTAGAACTCCAGTCGTTTCTAAATCGTATACCTGGGACATATAATGTCCAGTTACCTGTTTGAAATGTTGCAATAGAAGTATGGTCAGTTGTACATAACCAAATATCACCACCGTATTTTACAATGTCTTTAGCTTTATAATTAGTTGACGGAGTCCAACTATATTTGTAATCTACCCCTTGCGTAACAATTTCCCACAATCCTACTGCAATAAATGCAGACATCTGATGAGCATTTGTACATCTGTAAATAGTGCCGCCGTATCGTACGATATCACCTAATTGATACGGTACCATTGCTACCCAGTCGCCTCTCCAATAATCAGTTTTAAGATATTCTGACCACTTTAATGAATCGGTGGTTAATCCTGACAACGCATTAATTTGTGCAGTAGATGTATGAGAGGTAAGACAGATATACAAGAAACCGTTATATCTAACTACATCACCTTGGTTATAAAAAGTTGAAAAATTCCAACTACTTTTCCATGCATACCCGTCAAACCACAAAGTCCATTTTGGAGCAGCAGTATCTGGTTCAGTTGCATTATTGATATAGTTTAAGTCTGTGTAGAAATTGGAACTCGCAGTGTGTCCTACTAAACAGACATACGATTTTCCGCCGTATCTTACAATATCGTCTTTGGTATAAAAAATATTAGTAGTCCAATCACCTTTCCAGGTAAATCTAATTTTATCTAATTTAAATTCAGCCATTTCTTACCTCGTTATATTCCACTTGGGTACTGATATTTTGTGTCAGTACGCATTACTAAATTACCAGAGCTGTCAACGTAGTAATATATGTTTCTGTTATCCCATCGATATTGTTCATAATTTAAATTTGCATAAGCTAAATTATGATATACATCTCTACCTTCAAAAAAATCAACATTTGATTCAAAATCTGGGTAGTTATCTTCGGGATCGCCTTCGTTGTTTATTTGTATTGAATCATTTCTGCTTAGTTGATTAACTCTTGCAAAATATAATTCACCGTCGTCTGTTCTGCGCAATGCATATAAATATCCTGCACTATCGCCGATAATATCAGATTTTTCATTACCTAAAAAATAATTACTCATTATAATTCCTTATATTACTTCAGCATAGCTGATTACTGCATCAATACTGTTATCGGTATCACTAACAATTGTCATAATGCAGCTGCCTGCTACTATTAATTTTTCACCATTTGTAATTATTTTAGCACTATTATAAGGGCGAATTGTTAAAGACGACACATAACTGCCAACAACGTTTGACGAGTCAGTAATCGTAATACTAACAATAACATCATAGTCTGTTGTATTTGATAAATTACATCCAATTACTGTAAAACTGCTAGTAGATCCAGGTGTTAATGCTTGTACTGGAGTAGTTCCTATGTTCTTCTTTACTGTTGTTCTTAAAAATGTAGCCATTTGTTATCCAAAAATTAATGCGGATGCTAATCCTATTTCGTTTGCAGCTGTAATTGTAACGCCACCTGTATTACCTGCAACACTACCCCATGTTACTCCGTTAAAAATTTCAACAACCTGATACGAAGTATTAAATCGTATCATACCAGTTTCAGGACTTGGTGGACGAGTTGATCCGGTATCACCTGATGGGATAACTATTCCGCCTGACCCTGCAAATTTAACATAACCAGTGCCGCTATTAACAAATTCAGTAACTGCATTTGCTAAAACATTTGTTATTGTATCATTAGAAATTCGTAAATTCCCAAGATGTACTCCGCCGGTTCCTGATGCAGTAATATTAATATCAGTATCAGCTACTAACGTAGTAATGGTATTACCATTAATATCTAAATTATTAGTTTGAAACCTTTCTGT